CACAACCTCTGGTCAGCGGCTCCCAGCCGAACCTGACTCTTGAGATGCTCCGTGACTACCGTGAGCAGATCACGAAGGCTTTCTTTGTTGACCAGATTATTCGGGAGCAGAAGAAGGAACGCCAATCAATTCTGGAGGTTCAGGATGAACGCGGCCAGATGCTCCAACAACTCGGACCCCTCCTTGCTCGCATGGAGAATGAATACCTGAGCCCCTGTATCGAGCAGACGGTGGAGTTCCTCCAGGATCGCAGGGACCCTGTGTTCGACGAAATGCCGACGTCTCTCAATGGTCGGCCTCTTGAAATTATTTACACATCCCCCGCAGCCCATGCCCAATATGCGTCGGGTATCTCCAATATAGCTGGCTTTATGCAGGATATTACTCCGATTGCCCAGCAGGACCCGACGGTTCTGGAAAACCTAGACATGAACGAGTTGTTCGAAGCATACGGTCGTATGCGGAACATTCCGCGACGTGTCGTCAAGACCAAGGAAGCCATGAACCAGGCACGTGAAGCACGCGCTCAGGCTGAAGAACAACAGATGGCGATGCAAGCCGCTCCCGAGATGGCAGGGGCTATGAAGGACATCGCTTCCGCCCGAGCCACTGACCCAGAAGGAATGGGCCAACTTTTGACACTGTAAATGAATAACCCAATAACCCACCTGACAGCCCTCCGCAGACGACAGCAGTTCAAGGAGGACCTCGAATTGATCCTTGAAACACCTCATGGAAAGCGGTTTTTTGAGGCTTTTCTGCGGGACAGCAATGTTACGAGGCCTAAGTTCAACAAGGACCCGATGGAGACCGCTTTCAACGAAGGTAAACGCCATTTGGCCATGAGCTATCTCAATCTACTCGGTCAAGACGACCACTATAACCTAATCCACATACTAGAACAAGAGACCAAGAACCATGAGTGACGAAAACGAAGAAGAAGCCCTTTCGGGGGGTATAGGTGGCGGTGCAACTGCCGCCGACGAAGCAATCACGGAAACCCAGGCCCTGGACTTCTCATCTGAGGACATCTACGGCCAGTTCCGAGCCAGTCTTCCCGAGGACCTTCGGGAGAAAGACTTGTTCAAGAATACGAAGAGCCTTCAATCCCTGGCTGAACAGGCTGTAAATGCACAGTCGGCTCTCGGCAAGAAGCGCCTCCCTGTTCCGCAGGAGGATTGGAAGGATGCAGACTGGGATGACTTCTATACCCAGCTTCGCCCAGAAACCACGGACGGTTACACTACACAGGAGAAATTGTCCCTGACGGTTGAGGACGGCGGCGACGCGAAGGAATACACTTTCGACGAAGCCACCTCAACCAAGCTGAAAGAAGTTGCTCATGGTCTTGGTCTCACGGATCGACAGTTCCAGGGGCTCCAGAAAGTCTGGGCGGAGAATGCGCTTCAGTCCGAAGGTATGCTGGACACCCAGATCAGTCAGCACGTTCAAACCCTGACCAATGAACTCCGCAAGGACTGGGGTAATGACTTCAACATTAACCACCGCTCGGCCAATGAAGCCTACGCTGCATTGAGTTCGGAAATACCCGAACTGGAGGAGCTGATGAACTGGAGCCCAATCGTCGCGAACCATCCTGCGGTGATGAAATTGTTCCACCGCCTTGCTCCCTTGGTCAAGGACATCGGGGCTCCCAGTGGTTCCCATACCCTTGGCGGAAGCGAGACTGTCGCAGGGCTTAAGGCTCAGATCAGGGACTTTGATACCGAGCACAACGAACTTCTCTTTGTTACCGGTGACAAATTGGCCGCCCTTTCCCCTGCTGATAAAAGTAAGCGCGAAAGATTGCTTGCCAAGCGCACAGAGTTGTATCAAAAGTTATACCCAACAGATTAATCTGTTGTGTTGGTTTTCACCTCCCCGAGAAATCGGGGAGGTTTTTTTTGTATCCTCTTGACAAACTTACCTTCAAGCTCTAGGGATCAGTTATTGGGCAGCTCTTCGGAGTCCATGGACAGCTTCAGAAAGCCGATGACCTCGTAAGGTCGAGCGTAGTCCGAAAGGGTAGCTAAGCGAAACAAACGTGGCACCGCCGCATATCGTTAATCTATATCTTTTAATAAAATGCCTGCAAATTCTGTATATAATGGCCAAGGGGCTTCGGCTATCGAAGAAGCCTACGTTCGGCAGTTCCAGGAAGGCTTTGAACAAGCCTACCAACAGGATCAGTCGATCCTCGATCCACTTGTGGATCGTGATACTCAAAAATCCGAGTACAAGAGTTGGCAGCGTATCGGTGAAGCTGAGGAGATGACAGAGGATACCACCCGCTATGGGGACAACCCTGTGTCTGAAATCCCTCACGACAATCGCCGCATCTCGCTGCGCCACTACGAACTCGGCAAATACATTGATCCGAAAGACCTGATGAAGGTTGTCTCTGATCCCTCTAACGCTTACAGCACCGCTCTTCTGAAGTCCGGTAAGCGCAAGCGGGACGACTTCCTTATCGATAAGTATTTCGGTGACGCCTACACCGGTAAGGAAGGTTCTACGGCCGTCGCTTATGCTCGAACATCTGACGACGAGAACGACATAACCATCCGCATCGGTGAACTTAGCAACGGTTCGTCCAACAAAATCTCCGCAACTGCCGGACGCTACACTCTGGTCTCCGGTGACTATGAGGGCGTTTCTGTTGGGGCTAACTTCGATGGGTCCACCGGAACTGCTTCCGGTCTGACTATTGAAAAGCTCAAGGGGCTTCGCACCGCAATGCTTCGTATCGAAGCCATCGAACAGGACGACGTTCTTCCGATGCTGCTCACATCCTACCAGCTGGACGACCTCCTCAAAGAGGACGAAATTATCAACGCCGACTACAGTGTTCGTAAGAACCTTGCTGAGGGTAACGTGACAACCTATATGGGTTATCGTTTCATCCTTTGTGAGCGTCTTCCGCTCTCTAGTGGTTCTGGTGGTGATGAACGTCGCTGCATGGTTTTCACTCCGAAGGCTCTCAAGCTGACGATTGGTGAGGACCTGAAGGGAGATATGTGGAAGGATTCTTCAAAGAAGAACATTCCTTATATGTATTTCAAGCAGTCCATTGGTGCCTCCCGTATGTGGGGTGAAGTGGCCGGAGAAATCCGTTGCCTTGAAAGCTAACCTCAACCGAAAGGAACTAATACAATGGCCGCAATTACATTCGACTATGTAGGGACTGAGCTCACTCAGACCCGTGCCGAGAACCCTTCTCCCCTCCAGCCCATCGAGTCCGGTGCGCGTGTTCGGGTTAAGAAGTTCTCGTATACCGCCGCTGGCGCGGTGGCCTCCGGAAGCCAAATTGAGCTTCTTGAGTTCGCCAAAACCGTAACCATCCTTGGTGGTGCGATCACGAACATCAGCCTCTCCAACTCGGCAACTGCCGATATAGGCTGGACTCCGACCGCATCTCCTGTGGATACCAACGTAAACGTGTTCCTGGACGGCGTCACCGCCGCCACAGTGTTCTCACCTTACCAGGTTACGACCACAGCTGCGACTACCCTCTTCCTCACCACCGGTGTTGGCGCACTTGCCGCCGACGACGTGGTTGAAGGATATGTTCTCTACGTTGAAAACTCGTAGGGTCTCCTGAAACCGGTCCCCCTCCTTTTGGGTTGGGAGGGGGACACTTTTCACCTATGGCTACAAATCTTGATCTGGTAAATCGTGCGCTCCTTGAGCTTGGCAACGCCCGTGTGTTGACCCAGGCTGAATTGGATGCCGCTGACACCTCCCCTGCCAAAGTAATGGCTGCGGCTTATCCGTCTGCTATCTCCGATGTTGTTTCCAGATTCGATTTCTACACAACCCGAAAAGTATCCAGACTCACAAGCACAGGCACACCAACGGATACGGAGTTTGAATACTCCTTTGATATTCCATCCGATCTCGCTTCATTCCGAAAGCTCACCACTACCGAGGGATACCGACTCGATCATCGTTTGGAGGGGACCAAGATCCTCGCTAACGAATCCACAATTTTTCTACACTACAATGTCAAAGTGACCGATATTTCCACGGTTCCCGACTATGTGTTCACCCCTACCGTCTTCTGGCTGGCGCATATTGTAGCGAAGCCAATCACAGGGGAATTATCCG